TGTCATATTATGTCTGACATTGTTCTCTTACAGTTACAAAACAATCCACGCCGAACCACATTGGCCCGCCGCCTTCTGGCCATGTTAAATCTTCTCTGGGAGTAAAGCTTATGGCCAGAATTTCAGATTGTCCTGTAGGACTTCTATTTAATCTCGCTTGTTCTATGTAATATCCGCAATAATCTCTAAGTCTTTTTCTTGCCCATACAAGCCCTTCGCCTTCGGCTACAGGCTTGAGATAAAAAGTATCTTTGATTATCCATTCGACTGAGGCGTGGGATCCCATAGCACCGGGAAACACAAACTCCGCCGATTCTGGTAACCCCAAGTATCGAAAGGGCGTATCGCCTGGTTGATTTTTCCATTCATCAATATCCCAGCAGTTTATGAGATTGTCCGTATCCCCATCATACGTACATTCCCACGCCTCAATCGCGTCGTATATCGAAGCTATTGCGCTCATAGTAATTTCTTGTATAGCTCTAAGATGGAAGCGACATCAGCCGGTATCTTGGTTGGCATGATGGTCATTCCATCATTAGTTAGTAAAGGTCTGTCAAGGTCAACATCAGTTTGCCGCTGCTTATAAATCCATGTTGCTAAACGGATTGTTGCCCATTTGACATCTGCTGGAACATTTGTGCTATATCCCCAATAGCCATCAACTGATATAGCCATTTCAGGATTGCTGTCATATGTCCAGTCTTTTCCGCCATTATCAGTTAGCTTGATGGCATAATGTGGCGTTCTGTTTCTGGGTTCTGTAACCCAATACAGATTATCAGAAGTCCAAAGCAAATCTGTATCACCATCACCGTTTATAATCACGGTATCAGAATCTACAAATGCCAAGTCCTCATCAAGCCACAAAGTATCACCATCAATATCATTTATGGCGTCAAAGTAACGAATATCTGATGTTGCTTGAAAACTCCGACCTGTATATCTATTGACAATATTTTCAGCCCATGTGCAGCATGCTATCAAAGTAGCATCATCAGTTGCGGTATCGGTTGAAAAATTGCCATAGTCAAGCAGATCGGAGGCTGTACAGTAGGCCATACAGCCTCCTTATTATTACCAAGTTCGTTTAGGTGTTGCGTCCTGTGCTACATTGGATGATGGATGATTCCCACCATACAAAAAGACATTCAAGCCTATGAAGGCATCACTATCCGCAACAGTTAGCGTAGCACCCAAAACGCCGGCTTCCATTCCGGCCTCACGAAAGTTCAATTCGAGAATACGAATTGTGCTTGTATCATCCGTGTCGCATTGGGTAAAGAAAGCATCTGTCGCATTAGCGATTTCCGCACAGTTTGAGCCAGCACCACCAGAAGCCCATTGAATCGCAACATCAATAGTGTCATCACTTGACGCTGCCCCTAAAGACAGAACAAATGTCGCATGGTCAAAACCATCAATATTAGGATTCGTTGTGCAGTCTGTGGCTACCTGTGAACCCGAACCATAGTTATTGGGGGCAAAAAGTTGCTTTACCGCCATGTAATCAGAGAGTACACGCTTGGTCATTTTGTCCCTCCACTATGGGTGAAGTCCGCCAACCCAGGCCAGCTCTTGAAGAACAGCCCCGCCAAAGCGGACTGACCACCAGAAATTAATCTGGCCGGTTGAAGCAGAGGTATAAGGATCGCGAAGCAAGCTCAAGCCTTTTCTTTCGAGAAGGCAATAGTACCAGGGCGAACCAAACATGATTGTACAGACCGCAGTCGCAATCGTGTCGATGTTGTCATCGTTATAGACTGGATAGCCTTCTAATGTTCGTACATGCCGACCATTAACAGTCGCATGGCCATAAAAAGCCTCAGTTGGAAATGCCCATGAGTTTGTATCGCGAATCTTGCGCAAGTAGCCTTCGGTTTGAGGATCCATCAACCAGACAGCATCAGCCGCATAACCGGCTTTCAACTTGTACATTAGTTCTGGGATCTCGTCAGGGGTAATGTTATTGGCAGTATCAAATGTCAAAGCATTTGTATCCCCACCAGTAAACACGCCTTCCGGTTGAGTTGTTCCAGTACCAACGGCTGTGTATTTGGATTCCGTCAAGCCCCAAGCTCGGCCAACGCCGCGAGACATCCATGACTCTAGATTGGCCTGATTGTCATCAAGAAGTTCCTGAGAAACCACAATGTTCTTTGTGAACTTGTAGACCGTAATGGAAACTTCTCCAAAAACAGGTAAATCGGAGCCAAATGTAGCTTCCTCGGCTGTAACAGCGAATTCAGCGATTGCTGTGCTTTCAGTCGGGATTTTCATAACATCTCGGTCGGTCTGGATTATCTGAACTCCAGCCTGCCGGGGCCATGAAAGTTCATCACGCTGTTCAACAATGGAACCATAGAAGTCATCAGGTACTAAGTATCCACCTTCTGCGGCAGCGCCAACTTGCAGACCTGCCTTTACTTCGTCATCCTGCACCAATCCCCTGACTCTTTCGCCAGTTTTGATATAGTGCCAGAATGCTTTGCTTCCAGTATTGTCATCACCAAGATCAGAAACTTTCTTGATGCTGTGAAGTCCCTTCTTCTCGCGCCAGGTTTCGCCAGATTCTTTCATCTCCTCAATGACTTCCTTGCGGATTTCATCGCGAAGTGATTCGTCGGCCTTGCGCTTTTCTTCCTTTTCCCGCTCCCTCTCTTCAAAAGCCTCAAGAGCCTTGGCAACAATGGCATCGTAATCTATCTCGCTCATTATCCCTTTAACCTCTCAAAGATTTCTAAAAGAGCAGTTATCAATGCTATTTTTTCTCCCGCATTCTCCGGGGATTGTTTAGCCTCGCTGAGCTCGATTGTCTCTCCGACCTGTACGAACTCCTGTGGAGGGTTATCACCGTAAATTTTGTTCAGTATTTCCGTATTCAGTAGACGCGGTTCAGCCGGTATAACGGTCAATGTCATCTCCGCAATTGGCCATGATTTCAATTGCCCGCCCATTTTTTCGACCAAATGTGCTACTGCGCCGCTTGACCAGCCAAGCTTTCCTTGTTCGGCTAATTCAAGAACTGTCTCAATATATTTGTTATGTCGGTCTAATTCAGCTTCTAAAGAAAGCCCAATATCATCAGCTGAGAATTTGGTTGTAAATCCTAGAATGGTGAATTTTGTGGAGGGGTGCTGACCGTGTTCATATAAAACAGGTTTAGGGCCAGGAATCTTATCAATCCAGAAATCAGTTTCTTTTGTGAAATATTCACCTTCTAAATCTCTGTCTTCTTCAGATCCCCAGATGGCCGCATAACCGCCGATAATAACTTTGTCATCATCAATGGATTTGATAAATACAGATTTCTTTTTGTGTTCTGTAATCCATTTCTGGGCTTCTTCTTTAGTCCATTTTTCTTTATCAAAAAGATATGATTGCACAGTCATAGTTGTTTCACCTTTCAGCTTGCCCATAATCGCCTTTATCCCTTTTGATTTACTAAGCGTAACGGTTCTAAAAGAACCTTCTTCAAAATCGCCGGGATCTCTTTGTCGAATACGGATGTAATTTTCAGTTACTTCTACAGGCATTATTGCCTCCACTTACGTTCTATTTCTTGTTGAATTTCTTTTACAATATCTGGCAATTGTTCTTCAGCAGTTTTATCTAGGCGTTTCCATCCTGTCCGTTTATGTAAACTTGCCTGTTCTTCGCCTTGGACATATGGCGCATAACTAGCTTTATTACCAACAGTCACTTTTAGAGGCTGGCCTTTGAGATACCATTTTTTACCTAATACTTCCGAGGTTTTTTGTATGCGACCAGTTGGCACATACATAGTGCCTGAACCTCTGATGTATCTATATTTAGGATTTTTTGGGGCTGGTTGTGTGGGATATTCTGAGGCTTCGTGAATAATATTTTTTCCAGCTTTTCGTAATGCTTGTCTTGTTACTTTGTCCGCTTCTATTTGCCCAAGTTTTTTTACTAACTTATCAAGCCCCTCAATTTTTACTTCAGTACTCACTTACGCCTACCATATGTTATCCAACATCTACATCTTGGGTGTGCTGGTGGGTATGCTCCCGGTCCTGTTCCACTAGGATCCCAACCGCCTTCCGGCGTTTCTGGGAGTCTATGAAGCGGGAGACAGATAGGACAAACCAACCCATCAGCATTAGTATTCCAATACCCAACCAAATCAAAACCTGCGCTTCTAACTTCATTTGCTACTGTTTCACTTCCTTCATAATGTGCTCTTGTAACTTCTGTGACCGCTATTCCTTCGGCCCTGGCAGGACTTACTACAGATGAAATGGCATCTTCAAAATCCCGCCTTGTATATCCTGAAACCATGAAAAAATCTGTGAATGCGTTTTCTACAACTCTTCTTGTATAGGTGTTTATCGTTCCTGCTATTTCATCGCTGTGGCGTGCAACCCAACTCAAGATTTGTTCTGTAATGATTATTTCTTCAACAACAGGCCGTTTCCCTAATAAAAGTCCAGCAGAATGTTCGGCAATCCTTTGGAGGTTCTTTGCTAGAGGGACTTTGAGTAATCTTTTTTCGCCTTCCCAAAATTCAATCGGCCAAATTAATTCAAGCGGAGTTTCGCTTTTAATGCGTGCCATAATCCTCTGTTTTTGCTTTGAGAGGAATCTGCCCATATCTCTGGCAAATGCTTTTTGCCCCCATTCTGTAGGTTCAGGCATCTATAACTATTAACTCCTCTTCTTCCATAAGTAATTGTTCCCAGAGATAATCTCTACGGCGGTATCGCCTTGGACCTACAACCGGGGCGACAACTGGACTTATAGAACTTCCCGATGCTGTTAATGTGCCTGTTCCTGATAAAACTCCAGAAGCCGCATAGATTATTCCCGCAACCGCAACTAATGTTCCCTGTCCTTGTAAGGCGGCTGCACCAAGGACTTCTCCTACCAAAGAACCTGATGCTGACAGACTTCCAATCGCAGAAAGATTTGAAAGTCCTATAACTGTGCGGGATCCTGAACCTGATAATGTTCCTGTACCGGATAGAGATGCTTCTCCAATTACATCTCTGGAACCTGTGGCCTGTAAAGTTCCTGTTGCCGAAAGATTCGCAGATCCTACGACAATTCGCCCAGCCTTAGCTGTTAGTGTGCCTGAAGCGCTGAGGGAAGTTTCGCCTATAACAATTCTTCCACCAGTTGCTGTTAAAGTTCCTATACCATTTAGAGATGCTTTGCCTTGAACAACCGCTACATAAGCATATCTTTGCCAGTATTCAACCAGCCAATAAGATGTCGGCCAATATCTTGGCGACCAATATCCAGGTTCTAATTGAATACCAGTGAAGGGCGGGGCGGCTGTCAAGCCGCTTGCAACCAAAGTGCCAGAAGCGCTTAGGCTTGTCTTACCTTCGATTGTGCGCTGACCGCTTGCTGTTAAAGTTCCTGCCGCTGAAAGGCTTGCAATTCCAGCAACAGTTTTTTGGCCTTGAGCAATTAATGTTCCTGCTGCCGATAAGGATGCTGTTCCAAAAACTTCACCAACCAACGATCCTTCAACGGATAATGTGCCAGT